TTGCCACCACCGCCTCCTCCACCGCCGTAGAGCATATATTGGTCAACAAAGAACCATTTAAGAGTGCTAAATAAACTCATAAAACAATCTCCATCATTGTCGTTTTTCTAAGAACGCCAACTCTTTCATATAGTCTTGCAACGGAATCCGTCACATATCCTTGAACCCTATCAGCGCCATATTCTTTTAGTAGTTGCATAAACTTTGCATAATTACTAGGTTTTATTAACCCTTTTCCACCAATACAAGTGACAAAAGCCACATGAGATCGTGGATACACTACAAAAGACACTACAGCACCACCAATTACTACTTCATTCTCAACAAAAGCAAATAACTTCCAATTACCTTTTGTTACATACAACTTCAAGTCGTTCAGTTCAAACTCAGCATCATGCCTATCCAAAGCCCTTTGAAAGTAAGGCTCTACTTGTGACCATACATAGTCAACAGCTTCAGCAGGAACGCAGTAAGCCTCCATTAGATACCTTCTTCAACAAGTTGCTCCGTTAACTTTCCGACAGTAATTGCATATCCTAAAATCTTGTAATTAATTCCCTGACCGACTTCCTGAGGGGTTGCTAATTTGTACTTTACAGCCATCTCCATTGCCATTTTGTAGGCAACAGGATCACGCAAACCTCGTTGGGCAAGTTTTCCAGCCTGAATTAAGGTGTTCGGATCTAATTTGTATTGAACGATGTATTGGCGAATCTGCTCTTTTGCTTTTTCAACAACAGCGGGTTGTTTAGGTTTTCCCTTGTTTTTCAACAAATCCATTACTTCTGGGTTCATTTGTTGCGTTGCAACATTTGAATTTTGTTGGGGAGGGGAAGAAATAATATTTGACATTAACTTAGTCCTAAAGCGGTAGCAATTTCCTGATGGATAGTGTAATGCGTTCCCACCCAATCGTAAAACTGTTCTTCGTTATTAAAGTCCACATCGAGCATATTAAAAGGGTTTTCAAGACCTAAAATCTCGGCTAAAGCCTGATGCTCTACTTGGTGAGCAAGAAGCCAATCATCCAAATTAGCTGGATCAGCGTCTGTAATTGGCAATTTGCTGTATGTAATGTTGTTTTGGGCTAATTTGTTCCAAAATGTTTGATGTTCCAGTCCATTTTCAAAAAGAAAGTCATTTAATGATTCAATATCACCAAATTTGACAATGGATAATGTATCGAAATTCATTACTTATCCGCTTTACCATCTAGCCTATCAAAGATGCGGGCTAACATACCTTTAATATCGGCAATATCAATGCGGTAATCATCTTTCATTACATAGCCTCGTTCAATTTCTTTAACATCTTCTTTCAAGTCACGAATAGCATCCCAAAGGACTTTAAAAAGCCATCCAGCAATAGTTCCGACAATTGAAAGTGCAATATTGAAAAATAATTGAAAGTCCATGTTTATACCGAGTAATAAGGCACTTTAACAACAGTACCGTTAAGGTCAATTTCAAGAAATCCAGCAGGGACAAGCAATAAGCTAGATGTGGCGTAAGTAGCGTTACCAGTAGTAGTTGCTGTTAAGTTAGTGGCTTGCACATTAATCGTACCGCCTGTAATTGCTACATTATTGGCATTTTGAAACGCCATAGTGCCAAGACCGCTGACACCAATAGTGACATTAGCTTGACCAGTACCAGGACTGTCAGCCGTTGAAATCGTGATGTTTGCGCCAGGAATAAAGTTAATTGCTGGTTCAGATCCAACTAAAACGCCATTGTTTTGAACGGTTACTTTTTGGTTTACAGAGTTGGCAGTGACCGATAAAGTCACATTGCCTGTCAATGCGCCACCGCCTGATAAACCTGATCCTGCCAATACATAAGTTGTGTTAGGTACTGCGCCTGATACAGCAGCTACACCAATTGCAATAGCCACATTTGCTGCGCTTGTAGCCCTGCCTTTAGCGTCAAAAGTAACTTGAGATACTTGTGAGGCTGTACCGTAAATACCTGCCGTAACACCACTTGTGTTCAAAGTAGGGTTAGGGTAAGTACCTGTTAAATCGCCACCAGCAGTACCACCTGGGGATGTTCCTGTGATGGTGACATTAGAAGCGGATGTAATACGACCTTTTGCATCTACAACAATTTGAGGAGATGCCGTTGCAGTACCGTAAGTACCTGCTGTAACGCCAGAAACATTAAGGCTGGGATTAGGATAGCTACCAGTAAGATCACCACCAGCAGTTCCTCCAGGAGTAGTGCCACTAATCGTAACATTGCTTGCATTGGTTATTCTTCCTTGTGCATCAACAGTAAATACACCGTTGATCGTGGCGTTTCCGTAAGTTCCCGCTGTAACAGCAGTATTGGCAAGGCTAATAGTTCCGCTAGTGGTGATTGGACCACCAGTTAAACCAATGCCAGTAGCAACGCTAGTAACAGAACCGTTCCCCGTTCCTGGGGTAAATCCAAGTGCGGTAACAATATCACCGCTAGTAAGAGTGACATTGCCTGTACGAGTGTTAAATGTAAGAACGCCAGCATTAGTTAAAGTTACATTTCCTGTTAATCTACCACCACCAGAAAGTCCAGTGCCAGCAATGACATAAGCAGTATTAGGTGTTGCGCCAACATCATTAGCGCCTAAAACAACAATACCTGTTTGACCGTTTACAGAGGTGACAGCGCCAGTCTGGTTATCTACTTTCTCCCAAACATTGCCGTCAAATACTGCCCAATCGCCTACTTTCCATGATGTAATACCGTTTAAATTGGTACTACCAGCAACGGAAACAACATAATAAAAACCTTTAGTACCGACTGAACTTTGCAAAAATGGGTTGTTTGAGTTCGCATCCCAAGTAGATTGGTATGTTAGTGATCCCGCAAAGTTGCCAGATACCTTGAGCATTTACATTCCATCGCCATTGACAATGTACAAAGTTGCGCTGTTAGCAGCAGTAATGGCTGTGAACCACGCATTAGGAACAAAAGTAATGATTTCGTCTGTATTAGGCAATATGTACAAGGTAGTTGTACTGTTACCACCTGTAGGAATAACGCAATTTGCTTGCGCTACTGCTGCCGTTTGTGCATACGATAAAAAACATCCTTGAGTAGTAGATGCGTTAATAATGCGATATTGGTTGCCACCAAAGCTGCCGCTCGAATTAACTTGAACGGCAGAAGGTGCAGAGGTAGCAGCCGTAATCACTACGGTGTTACCTAGTGGAGTGAAGGCTGCTGATACGCTCATTGTACGGTTTCTTCCTGTGATGGAGCTTCTTCTTTTGAAGGAAGCTGTAAGTTGTATTGATCTGCCAATTTAGTAAACAAAGGTGCTGTACCAGAACTGTTCGGCAAACCACCAATTTGATTAATAATAAATAAGGCTTCGTTATCTTCTAATGTAAAAGTTTTCATAGTTATCCCCTAAAAAAGTTAAAGTTTTACTGCGTTCTCAAAAGGTGTTAAATCATTACTTCCGTAATACTCAGATCCCTTTTCAAGCTGAATCTTAAGATGGTCAATATTGCGTTGTTTGCAGTCTTGCCAATCTTCATCAGTCATATCTTCAGGCTTGCCAGCGTTTAGCAGATTAACCGAATCCATCGCTGCCGAATATGCTCTTGCTACTTCTTGTTCAGGTGTTAGTTCTAACATTTTATTTTCCTTTAAATGAATAATAGAGTTGAAGTGTTGCTAGTCCTGTAATCACTCCGCAAAAGAAACTATAAATATCCATTATTTAGCCTGTAAAGTTGCGATTTCTACTGCTTGTGCTTCTAGTTTTGCGTTGAGTTCTTTTACTGCGTTAATTAAATGCCAAGTGATATTGCTTGCATCAACTGACATTACACCAGTAGATTCTGTTTTTACGCAGTCAGGCAATATTTCAATCAATTCTTGAGCAATTGCACCTAATTGAACGCCTTTAATGTCAATAGCGTTTTGTGGTTCTAATTCAGTTACTTCATCTTTTGTGCGATATTCAAAGTTACGCACTTGAATTGCTATAATTTTATTTAAACCATCAAAATTATCAACAATGTTCTTTTTAAGGCGTTGGTCAGATGTAATAGACCAAAGAGTCGAATTGTTGCCTTGATATATACCACCAGCACCACCACCAGCAATAATATATCCAGTATTATTTCCTTTTCCAGTGATGTTATAAGAACCAATTACTATTTCATTTGTTGCTGTAGCTGAAGAAGCAAATAAATTGTTTCCTAAATGAATATTTCCACCATCTCCAGTAGAAACTGTTTGTCCAGTTAAATATCCTAAAAATACATTATAAGAAGATGTTGTTAAAGGATACCCAGCTTGGTATCCTACTGCTGTGTTGTAAGAGGCGGTGGTGTTGGAATAAAGTGCATTATTACCCAATGCTGTGTTATACGAACCAGTGGTATTTGCAAATAAAGCAGCGTACCCAGATACAGTATTAAATCCACCTGTAGTTGTATTTTTGCCAGAAAAAGAACCAAATAATGTATTTTGTGCACCAGAGGTATTTGCGTAACCTGATTGATGTCCAAATGCAGATAAAGAATTTCCTGTATTACTATATCCAGCTTGATAGCCAAAAACATTAACCTCGACACCAGTAGTATTACTATACCCAGCTTGATAACCTACTGCTGTGTTGTTAGATGCGGTGGTGTTATATGCAAGTGCAGATATACCAACAGCTGTGTTATAAGAACCAGAGGTATTAGTTTGCAAAGTTGCTGGGGTGACCCCAACATTTGCCCCACCAATAGCTGTATTTTGAATACCTGTTGAATTAAAATATAAAGTTCCATATCCAAAAGCAGTATTATTTGCACCAGAAGAATTGGAAGCTAAAGCGCTATTACCAACAACTGTATTTCCTAAAACAGCATTATTGCCCTTACCAACAGTAAGACCTGATATAGAGGCGTCATTAGCTGTAGTAAGTGTTGTGCCGTTAAATGTTAGGTTGGCAGAGTCTGTTAATAGACCGCCAGTAGTTGCATAAGTGACACGACCAGAAGTAAGACCTGTGTCGGTTAGGCTTGTAAATGCTCCTGTAGAAGGCGTTGTGTTACCTATTGGGGTATTGTTGATCGTATCTAATGTTACTGACACATTTTGAATAGATCCGCCAGTAATGCTCACATTGGCAAGGGCTACAGTGCCGTTACCGATACCGTTTACGGCTGCGTAAATAGTGGCAAAGTCAGCATCAAGATTAGTCAGTGGAATGGATGATGTGACATTCCCAAATACATACGGAGGGGTGACTGGTAAACTCATTTTAGAACCTCGTTCTCAATTCTTGTTCAAATTCAAATGTATTGACCACGAAAGCAGCGGAATTGCTGGTCATGGTCAAGCCTATATACTTACCCCATTGTTGTGCATCCGACTTAAACAGAGCATAACCTGTATTGTATGTCCATGATATTACTTGAGAACTGTAATTTATCCAAGGGATAGTTGTTCCAGAAGTATTAAACCAAGTGACTGTATTTGTGAGGTAATAAGGAGGGCTTGATCCATATTCTGAATCAACCGTTACTTCAAAAGCAGCGCCATTATTAAGCGTTGCCTCAATACCAAACTTCAGAGCTTGCTTAGTACGAATAGGATCAGTCATAGGCAATAATGCCGTCTGTATTCTGCTCGTAATTGCGCTATTGGGATCGGAATACAATTGATACAAAGTAGTGTTATCAACGCTAAAAAGCGTATCCACACCAGCTACAGGTACAGAAGTAATATATTTTAAATTATCACCTTGACTGGTCAGAAACCATTTTTTATCAAAAAATACCATTTGCATATACCGAGTGGTATTTGTAAATTCAGTATCGTTATACCGAATAGTGAATGCAGCGCACAAAATGTTATTTAATAAAACTTGTCCTGAGGTGATTTCCTCAGTTGCAAAGTTAATATTAGGGAAAATACCATCTAAAGGGCTGGATAACTTGGTTGTTGTAGAGCCAACAAGCGCATAAACCCCGTAATTATTCATAAAAATCACTGAACGGAAGTACGGAATAATCGCATAAGGCTGCGCTGTACCAACAGAAGCACTCACATTGGTATTGGTAAATAAAGTCTGTCCTGTGCTTGAAACTTGCACATTGGAAAACACATTGATGGAAGAATCACCAAAAATGTATAAAAAATCGTTAGCAGCTAAGATTTGTTGAATATCACCATGCAATGTAGAGTCGGTAAGTTCTAAAGATCCCGCTGAAACGCTTGTAAAGTCGCTGTAATCACCTGCTGCACTGTAAGTAATAGTTCGACCTGACGCAATCCAAACACGCCCTGAGAAGCTCGATATACCCACATTTTCATTAGTATTTACTATAGCTTGCAAAGTAGCGTTACCAGTGACGGTAGCGACAATATTGGCTGAGTTTGTATAGCCAGTGCCAGGGTTAGTCATAATGACTTGAGTAATGGTATTCCCTGATATGACTGCTGTGCCAGCAGCGCCTGTGCCACCACCGCCTGTAATCGTTATTGGAGTTGTATTACCAGAATATCCAGCGCCACCATCGACTACATTGACCTGAACTGTTCCTTGGGCAAAAGTGCTGATCCCAGCAATTGCTGTAGCACCGTTACCGCCACCGCCTGATAGGGTAACAGTAAGATTTGCAGTGTTTGTGTATCCTGATCCACCGTTCACTAAGACAATAGAGCCAACAGTATTACCACCAGATACCAAGGATGCAGTCGCATTAGCTTGCACACCGCCTGTTTGATCTGGTCCTGAGATTACTACTGTAGGAGCTGTGTTGTAACCAGTGCCCGCATTGGTAATCGCAATGACTCCAACAGAACCAACGGTAACTGTATTATTGCCATCCCAAGTGAAATAACCGTAATTCGGATCAAGAATTAAACATTCTGTGTTGTACCACTGACTAGAGTTCATCCCTTCAGAACCGCTAAAAGTGCCAGCAGGGGCTACCTGACCTCTAACTTGAGTCTGAATCTCATAATATTGAGCAGATCCATCAGCCAAAAAGAATAAAAGATAGTCGTTTACACCTAAATTTACTGAACTGAAATAAATAATTTCAGAAGTTTGGATAACTGCATTACCGCCTGAATCTTTAACTAAAACACTTGTTGGAACAATATGCATATTGCCGTAACCAATTGGCTGGGCATTTTCAAGCCATGCAAACTCCTCGGTTTCAATAGCCGTGCGATTAGCTTGGGTGTTTATTCCCTTAAATTGCTTAATGACTTCATAGGACTTTTTCTGTTCTGCTGATGCCATGATTAGTAAGGTGAGCTATATACGGAAGGTACTCTGCGGGTAAATACTGTGTTGAGTACAGACTGAGCGTGCTTGTTGTACTCTTGTTTATAAATCTCGGCTTCCCCATACGATTGCTCATAGTACTTAGCCAAATAAGCTGCGTAGAACTGTACAGGACTTGTATAAGGATCGTTAATGACATCGGTAGTGCTAGGTGAGCTTAGGCTCAACGGGTTAGGCAATACCACGCAATCAATCTCTAATTGATAGACTTGATCTGGTACTGGTCCGATGTAAATCTGTTGTTGACCATAAATACTAAATGCCAATGGTCTGCCAATGTAATTTTGCCAAAATCTTAATCGTGCATTGAAATCACTCCAAGCTAAGTAATCCATCGGTACACGGGAGTTTCCCCAGTACAGGTTGATGTTAACAATATCTAGCACCGTATTGCCGTTAGATGGCGTTAAAGGTGATGTTCCCATCAAGTAGGTCAAGGCTGGATAGCTAATATTCTCGCAATTACCAACATAAGTTAATCCACAAGTGCCGTTTAAGAACTGACCGCTTGGTGGATAGTTGTTGTAATTGTTTTGAGTAGCTTGTGGATACGGAGGCGCTGTACCGCTAGTAGTACCAGATTGAGTTACTTGATAGATGTAGATATTGCTAAAAATGAATTGTCCAGCAGTGTAAGCAGTATTTGCTGCCCAGGCTGATGGATATTGTGGCGAAACTCCGCCAATGGTCGCTGTAGGAGCAACCATACATGGTGTTTGTGTAACAACGACTTCTCTTAACGCTCCAGTATCACGAACTGTTCTCTGACGAGCTTCGTTAATGTAATCCGTTAACTGTGAAGGAGAGTAGAAGTTATTGTTGGCATCATGAAGCAACCTTTGGACTTGCGTAAGGTATGAATTAAGTGTTGCCACTGGTTACCTTTCATAAGTCATGCTACCGCCTGTAGGACTTTTCCCCTTGCCTTCCTTTCAGACGGCAGGGGTACTCTTTCCACCAACGGGGATATAGATTGGTTCTTTTTTGGAGCTTCAGATGAAAAATCCCACTGAGAAAGAATTTCTAAACCTTTTTCAAGGTCATTAGATGTAATGATCCATCCGAGTCTTGCCAAATACGGCTCTTTGTTCTCATCTCCATAACCAAAAATGTGACGAGCTACTTCAATAGGAAGCTCTACAGTTTCACCTTTAGGAAAAGTGTAAAAGACTCCAGCGTAGCCATCTTTTAACTTTTTGTCAGAATTATTAGTTACGAAGATTGAGGACATATTTAGAACTTTACAACATCGCCATATACGCTAATTGTGGCAGTGTTAGTGTTACCACTAGCAGTGTTCACATTTACATATAAGGCTTGGGTTACATTGCCTGAAACAGGAACTGAGGCTGCATAAGGAGCTGCAATTGTTAAATCAGTGAACTTGTTTACACCGTTGATCTGAGTTAACGCCACATTCGCTACAACCACATTAGAACCTGCTGCATCTGTTGAAATTGAAACATACGCAGAAGATACATCACCAGACGGGTTAGAAACCGTAATTCTACGGAGAATAACCGCACCTGATGTTGCAGTTGAACCTGATTGTGTTAAGCCACCTCCAAGAATAGGCAATGTAATACCAGTAACGGTAGCATTGCCTACTGTATTGAAGGAAACATTTTGAGCTACAGCAATGCGACCATTCCCGAAACTATCAAGGTAATACTGTGATACTGAATCTGGATTAGCCATTACTGATCTCCTTAGCTTGCGTTGAATGTACCACTGACTGGCAAGCCACCGTTTACAGTAGCTAAAGTCAATGTTGCAGCAGTAGATGCGTTTGCAGCCACATTCACACCGTCAGCAGTAATCCAACCGCCAACGCCTGAAGCAATCACAGTTGACCATGTTGCAGCGTTAGAAGTTGCGTTATAAGCTGATACAGCAGAAATGCTCACATTAGCTGTTGGGAACACGATGTAGTTACCAGCAGGGATTACAACACCGCCTGTTGGAACTGACAAAGTAGTTAACTGCCAAAATGCGCCTGGTGTATTCGCATAAGTACCTGAAATCAGGATTTTATTATTACCTAGTGCCATGTTATATGCTCCTTATAGTGAAATAGAGTTATAACCCTGCACACGGGTCATTGACTTAGGCTTGGTGCTTACCAATTCGGCAATCATCAAAACTGCGCCAACATAACCGATCTGCCAGTTAGGAAGTGTGGACTCAAAACCAGTAAATACGAATGAACCTTGATCGTGGATATAGAGGCTCATGTAGTTGCTGTTAATGAAGTACAAAGTACCTTCTGGGCAATATGGGTCTGGATAGATTGGAACACCAGCAACCATCAAAGCACGGAAAGCTGCTTGAGGACCGTTGGAATCGCTATCAAAGCCGTGTCCTGGGGTAATTACATACTGTTCTTGACCAACATAGTCTTGTGCCAAGAGTGTCCATGTACCGAAACCGCAAACACCAAAAGTAGGTACTTCAGCACCTTTCTTAACTGTACCAGAAATGTATTGAAGTACATTTTGACGAGTTGGGTTTACAGAACCAGCGTTGTACACCTTAGACTGCCACCATGTATAGGTAGAACGGTTGATGTTACCGTAAGTCTGCATATTTGTACCATCATCAATAGCGCCTGGCAAGCCAATGAACTGTTGAGTGTTGGTGTAGTTTGTGTAAAGTGCTGTAGCCATCGCATCCATCATCACATTGGTTGCATCGTTCATACGAGCTTCAATGAGAGGAATGATTGCGTAATCTTGCTGAACTGCACCTTCCATACCGAGGAACGGTACTGGGGCAATCATCAATTTCAAGTTGAACTCAGCATTAAAAGCACCTTGCTGAACTGCTGGCTGATTGAATGAACCAGAGTAGTCAGACCACTGTGCGTTAACAAACTGAGCGCCTTGAACTGGCACGGTTACTTGGGATACACC